GGCATGAAGTACATACCTTAATCATCCTATTACTTTCCCATCTTTGGATATCACCGCGATTTTATGTCCTTGGCTATCTTTGAGCAGCCAATCACCCTCGGGTGTTTGCATGGATGTATTTTTATCCGCGTAGGGTAATTCGCCTACATATCCGCTATCTCTTAGGTGGCAATAATATTTATGTTCCGCCATTTCAAAAGTCATAGTTTCTCCTTTCTTGTTGGTAATTGTTCTTCATCAAACCATCCGCCAGGATAATTAATCATGTTATCTCCCTTCGTTTTTTGATCTTGGTTTTGTGTGTGGCCTCACATAGTAGAGTAATAACTCTATTAGTTGATCCTTGTTCATTTTTTTCCATTCTTGCTTTAATGCTTGAATGATTCTCTCCTCTGCCTTATTCATCTATGGGTTGCCCTATAAGTTTCTTAATCCGATCTTCAAATAAGCTGATATGTCTTAACACTTGCTCTTGTTGGTTAAAGGTTAGATCATCAAAATTTGGTATGTGTTTACTGGGGTTATCAAATAAACCTTCTAAGTAATTGCTTATTTCCTTCCGCGCATACTGTTTGAAAGTGTATTTGTTTTCGCCTTTGGTAATCATTGGTTATGCCTTTGTCTTTTTTTTGATGATCTTTTAAATATTCGATCTGCTTGGCGTTGCAATGATTTCTCTATCTGTCTATCTAGCCAAATGCGAAACCATTGTCTTAGCTTACCCATCGTTAAATAAAATTAAATAGAGTGCTACGGCCACCGTTGATATGAATAACAGTAAAAGGAGGAACAACGGTAGCCATAGCAAAAAATCGATCATTGGTTTGATTCTTTTATGATTATATCCCTCTTACGTTTATCGTTAAAAGATTTAACGACCTTCCCGCATGGGTAAGTGTAAAGCCAGTAATCGTCTTGTACGTTGTGGGATAGTATCGGCAAGTTTTCGTTTTTACTTCTAAGTAATCGCCTGGCCTCTTCAATCATTGCTTTATGCTGTGTCATCTTTGCACCTCTAAACCAAATACAAGTAGAGCCATAGAAACTATTGCAAACATAGTCATAAAGCCCATGAATAAGTCCGCGCTAAACTTACCCAAAAGATCGCGCCTTTCTTTACTGGTTAACTGTGGGCGGTGGTTTATATAGTCTTTCATGTTTTATCTCCTTTACTTAACAATTAATAAGTACATTACAACACATAATAATACACATTGCAACACTTAATATTAAAAAAGTATGTTTTTTATATAGGGGAATAATGATAAATCCTATAGAATCGTGATATATGGAGAGTTTAAATATATCTAAAAAAGACCAATTAAATCCAATTATGGAACAAAAAAAAGGTAAACCAGGCAGAAAAAAGAAGTTATCAAAGTTATCGGATCAAGATTATGAACAAATTTCTCAATGGGCTGGAGATGGTTTAAACGAGTCGCAAATAGCCACTTTGCTGGGTTGTAGCATTAGTACGATAACGAGAGAAAAGAAAAGAAATGAGCAATTTGAACATGCTATAAAAAAAGGTAGATATACAGCTGTGCAAAAAGTGGCTAATAAAGTATTTCAAAATGCTATGGATGGAAAAGAAACATCGGCCATATTCTTTTTAAAAAATCGCGATCCAGATAATTGGGCGGATAAACAAGAAGTTCAACACCAATTAAATTTGGCTAACGTATTAAATGATGCACATAGTAGAATAATAGAGGGCAAAAGCGAACAAGTAAGTATTAATAAGGATCAGTTCCTACAAAAGAAACAGGACAAGGAATAAATAAAGGCAAGAATGCGCGTAACTTCTCATTATCTCCCTTACTGTATAAATTACGCGCAAAGGTTGGCGGTTGCCTGTTGCTCTAACTCTCCGAGCAACCCCCCCGTCAACCACCTACGCGGGTGTATGTATATATAAACTAATGAAATAATTTTTTGTTGATTTTTTAGAAAGTGAAATATAGTCCGAAAGAAGAAAAAGAATTGATGACCTCTATTTGGTCATTGAACATCAAAGATGATCCATTAAATTTTGTAAAGTTTGTGTTCCCTTGGGGAGAACCTAACACCCCCCTTGAGCATTTTGATGGGCCAAGGAAGTGGCAAGAAAAAATTTTGCGGGAAATTTCAATACACATCCAAAGAAACAATGCGATTGATATGCCTGAAATGTTTAGGCTTGCAGTTGCCTCTGGTCGTGGTATTGGTAAATCAGCTTTAGTCGCTTGGATCATTTTATGGATGTTATCTACCAGACTTGGTTCAACCATAATCGTAACCGCTAACACCGAACAACAGCTTAGAAGTAGAACATGGGCTGAATTAGGAAAGTGGCTCACGCTATCCATACATTCACATTGGTTTGCAAAAACAGCGACCACCATAAAACCTGCACAATGGTTTGAAGAAGCCTTAGTGCGCGATCTAAAAATAGATACAGGCTACTATTACGCACAAGCGCAACTATGGTCTGAAGAAAACCCTGATGCGTTCGCTGGTATTCACTCCACTTACGGAGTTTGCCTAATCATGGACGAAGCCTCTGGTATTCCCGCACCCATTTACTCTGTATCTGAAGGTTTCTTCTCTGAACCCACGAAAGATCGTTATTGGTTTACCTTCTCTAACCCTAGAAGAAACACAGGGCCGTTTTACGATAGCTTTCACTCTAAGCGTGCGTACTGGAAAACCGAACAAATAGATTCACGAGAAGTCGAAGGCACGGACAAAGAATTATTCCAAAAGATGATTGAACAATACGGTGAAGATTCCACCGTGTCTAAAGTTGAAGTCATGGGTGAGTTCCCGTCTGCAGATGATGATACCGTCATACCTATGGAACTCATCCGTGGTGCTATGAACCGTGATGTATCTTTGACCGCAAACGAACCGATTGTTTGGGGATTAGATGTCGCACGCTTTGGCGGAGATAATTCTGCCCTCTGCGTACGCCAAGGTAACACCGTTTTAGACTTGGTAACTTTTCCCTCCATGGATCTCATGCAACTTTGTGGTGCGGTCAAAAATAAATTTGATGATTCAACCGTGATCGAACAACCACAAGAAATATTGGTTGATGTGATTGGTTTGGGTTCGGGCGTGGTAGATCGATTGGCTGAACAAAACCTTCCCGTGCGTGGCGTAAATGTTGCTGAAGCACCTGCGACCAAAAAAAATTATTTGAACTTGCGTGCGGAACTTTGGTTCGCTGTTAAAGACTGGTTGACCAAGCGTGACTGTAGAATACCTGAAGATGATGAGTTGGCCGCAGAACTTGCCTCGCCTCAGTACAAATATACCTCTAGCGGTAAAATAAAAATAGAATCAAAAGATGAAATGCGTAAGCGTGGAATTAAATCACCCGACAAAGCTGATGCACTTGCTTTGACCATGGCAAGTAGTGCCGCAAGTTTTAGTGGAAGCGGAGCGCATTTCGGTTATAATTTCAAGAAACCTCTGAAGTCCAGAATATTTAGAGTGGGATAATTTTATATGGCGAAAAAGAAAGTTAAAGAAATCGAAGCAGAAATCAAAATGCAAGTTGAAGAAGAATCAAGCATGATCGATTTAGTCGGTGTAATTAAATCTGAGATGGATGATGCAAAAGATTTCATTCACCAAGTCGGAGAAGAAAGATCAGAGTCTACTGAATATTATTTGGGTAGCGAACCTGAAGCCACGTCAACTTTACAATCAGAATTTATTTCTACCGATGTCAGAGATACAGTTTTATTTATGTTGCCTTCGATTATGCGTACATTCTTTGGTACTAAGAAGGTAGTCGAGTTCGTCCCTAATGGCCCTGAAGATATCCCCCTAGCAGAGCAACAAACCGACTACATCAACTACATCGTTCAACAAAAAAATCAGGGTTTCAATGTTATGTACTCTGCATTTAAAGATGCGTTGGTGCGTAAGACAGGTTTTGTTAAGGGCTTTTGGGACGATTCAATCACAGCTTCAACTCACGAATACACAGGCTTAGATCCACAATCGTATCAAGCCTTGG